GCGCAGGGCCGCTGCCCATGACGGGCGCCATGGCGCTGTCCGGCGGTCTAAACAAAGTCTTTGGTGCCAAGAAGCCTGCTGGACATTTGGTGCAAGCGCCGGCCAACATGGATCCTGCGGGCGGCAACGAGGTGGCGTCTTCACGTGAAGCCAGCGACCGCTACATCAACTCTTCTGGAGGCGGCGTATGAGTTTCGGCGGCATGGGGGTAGGCATGGGCGGAGGTGGCGCGTCTGGCGTCAACCGCATGGCCACAACTCGCGGCCGCATGCAGGGCAACGCGATGACGGGGGTCAACTACCCCCATCCGTTCTTTGATGTCGCGCACACGTACCTGCCGGTCACGGTCAAGCAACTGTTTCGATGGTGTCGGTACTACTTCCTCACCAACCCGCTGATCAATGCAACGGTGTTCAAGCTCAGCGAGTATCCGATCACAGACATCAAGGTTGAGCACGAGAGCGCTTCAGTGCGACGTCGTTGGGAGGAGTACTTCCAGGACCACTTGAACTATAGGCCTTTCCAGATTGAGTGTGGACTCGACTATCACACTTACGGCAACGGCATGGTCAGCATGGGGTTCCCGTTCTACAAGTACTTGAAGTGCACTGCCTGTAGCTTCAGTGAGAGGGCTGACAAGATTCGTCCCCACTGGTCATTCACCAATCTGACCTTTCGTCTCACGTGTCCGAAGTGCAAGACCACGTCAGAGGCGGAGGCGTATGACTTCTACTACAAAGACGCGAGCGGCATCAGACCCATCCGATGGAACTGCGAGCACGTCGAGATCACATACAACGACGTCACGGGAAAGAGCGTCTACTTCTACAACATCCCGCCAACAGTACGAAACGACATCGTCATTGGAAAGAAAGACATCGTCGAGTCAGTGCCCCAGGTCTTCATCCAGGCGCTTCGACAACAGAAGGGCGTGGTCTTCTCAAAGGATAACTTCTTTCATCTCAAGCGTCCGACGCTTGCGCAACAAGATCGTGGATGGGGCATACCTCTTATCCTCCCTGTTCTGAAGGACACGTTCTACCTGCAGCTGATGAAGAAGGCGCAGGAGGCGATCCTGCTCGAGCACATCGTGCCGCTGCGCATACTGTTTCCGCAGGCCGGCTCGGGATCAGCTGACCCCTACTGTGTGTCGCCCGAGACTTTGATCGAGACTCAAGATGGGCTGCGTCCCGCATCTGAGGTCAAGGCTGGCGATTACCTCCGCAGTCACACGGGCGCTTGGCGTAAGACTGAAGCGAAGAAGACGCGACAAGTTGGTGTTGAAGAGCAGGTCTTCAAAGTGACGGTCGCGTCACTCTCTGGAATGCCGTTCGAGGTCAGTGAGGATCACCCCATCTTGGCGGTGCCCAATACAGCGGGCAAGCGAAGGGAGCGTCAGAAGTGGGTAGATCCAGACTTCATCCCTGCCAAAGAGTTGAAGGTCGGCGACTACGTTGCATATCCGGCGTCCCGCAAGGTTATGCCGGGCCAGTTGATTGACCTGAAGGACCACTTACACGAGCGGGCTCACACTGAGCGGTACACGTACTTGAAGCTGTCGCAGTCATGCGCAGAAATCTTCGAATGGATTGAAGAGAATCAACCGGGTGACTTCCAGCACGGAGAACGCAGAGACTTGCTCGACGCCAAAGGCTGGCACGAGTCCGACTGGTTGAATGCTGCGGCCTGCAATGGCGAAGCCGTGCGTGTTTCCAGGTACATGCCGGTCTCCAACCATCTTGCCGAGCTGGTCGGTTACTACTTGGCTGAGGGGTCTACCAAAGGCACGATGGTATCTCTCGCATTTCATCGCGACGAGACACGTCTGCACGGCAGTGTCGAATGCTGTGTTCGCTCACTAGGTTTCGACAAGGGCGTCTCTGTTCATCCACGTCCCAATGATCTGGGTGCTGACGTGGACATCAACAGTGTCCTTCTTTCCGAGCTGCTCGTATCACTCTGCGGCAAGGGTTTTGCCAGCAAGAAGATTCCGCAAGAGCTCTCAGAAGCCGAGGACAACGTAGTCCTGCGCATGATCTCCGCCATCTTCTCGGGTGACGGTTGTGACTTCAAGACGGACACCAACCGGGTGGCCCTCAAACTGGCCAACCCTGGCATCATCTTGGAAGTGCGCCGGTTGCTTCTTTCTTTCGGAGTCATTGGTTGTATTGCGGCCGAGCCACCAACCGACACTTCAATCCATAAATCGACTGCATATCACCTCAACTACAACGGCCCAGCTGCTGAGGCCATGAGGATGATTCTTGCCGGCGGGATTGTCGGGCCAGTGGCTCAGAAGAGTGGTGTGTTCCGTGACGGCTACGTATTGATGCCGATCCGAGAGATGGAAGAGGTACGCCACGTCACAGAGGTCATCGGCTTTCAAATGGCCGGAGACAAGTCCTTCTGTGTGGCGGGTGTCGCCACGCACAACACCAGCATCAATCTCACGGACTGGCGTGACCACGTCGCGATGGAGATTGCTCGCTGGCGCCACGACAACAACTACATCCCCATCTTGCCGCTGCCGATCGGCAATCAAACGCTTGGTGGTGACGGCCGAGCTCTCATGCTCACTCAGGAGATTCAGACCTGGAGTGAACAGTTGATGTCGGGCCTCACGGTCCCAAAAGAGTTTTTGCTGGGAGGCATGAGTTACGCCGGCACCAACGTGTCGATGCGCATGCTCGAGAATCAGTTCTTGGGTTTCATCATGCGTCACAAGCGCATGGCCAACTGGACCATGAAGCAGGTCGCCCACTACATGGATTGGCCGGAGGCCAAGATCTCGTTCAAGCCGTTCAAGATGGCCGACGACATTCAGCGTAAGGCGTACCTGTTTCAGTTGAACCAGGCCCAGAAAGTCTCGGACTCAACACTGCTGGCTGATTCAGATTTGGATCAAGAGCGTGAAGATGAGACGATGATTCGAGAGACCGCCAAGAGGTTTGAGTCCACCAAGGTTCAGCAGCTCGCGATGGCTCAAATCCAGGGTGAGGTGATGTTGGTGACGGCCAAGTACCAGGCCCGCTCTCAGCAGGTGTCGATGTCGGCCCAGACTCAGCCTCCGGCCGAAGGTGAGCCGGGGGTACCACCAGGTGGCGGCGCGATGGCGGGCATGAGCAGTCCCCTCAACATGGGGCAGTCGCAGGGGCTGGCGCCCGGTGCAGGCGGTCAGGCGATGGCCGGCGTGGACATCCAACAGATGGCCCAACAGCTGGCGCAGCAGATCATGCAGCTGCCCGATGACCAAAAGAAGATGGCGATCTCCAACCTGCAGACCCAGAGCCCTGAGCTGGCCCAGATGGTCGAGCAGATGATTCAGCAGTTCAGTCAGTTGCTGGTTCAGCCGCCGGCAGGCATGGGCGGACAGGCTGCCCCAAGTGCTGCCCAGCAGGCCGCCACCCAGGTCAACATGAAGCCTATGCCGGAGCAGCGTGGCCCTCGTCGGGCCGCCGCGACGGTTTAGTGGGCGCCTTAGCCATCTCGACTCTAGACTAAAACAAAGGGGCCCCTGCGGGCCCCTCGTTGCACGTGAAACGGTTACACGCCGTACGGGTCGCGTAACTTCTGGTCGTCGCTGACCACGATGAGCTTGCCCCACTTCGCGGGCCTCACTCCGTAGGGTGTGGGCACGATGCACCACACCACCTCCATGCCCTTCGGCGCCCTGTCGGGAGCCTGCCCATCTCCATCAGTGGTGTAGATGCAGATGTTTGGTTTCGGGCTCAGCTTCTGGATGGCCGCCAGTGGAGCTCTGAAGTCCGTGCCACCACGACCACTGAGCGGCAGTTTCATGATGTCATTGACGCTGACCCTCACGGGCTTGGACGAGAACTTGGTGTCGGCGTTTACGAACCACGCGGAGCTGATGCCCAGCTTCTTGCAGCATCCGATGATCTCTGACCTAGAGGCCAGTATCTGCTCTTTTCCCATCGAGCCTGACCCGTCTTCGATGAACGCGAACTCTGGCTTGCGTTCGATCATCGAAGGCCGGATGACCCCTCTGGTGAATGACCTACGGGAAGGTCTGCGCATCGAAAACTCGGACTGACCACACATGACTCGACCAGATGTGCGCATCAGGATGCTTTGAAGCTGCCTGGCCCAAGGGACGAGGGACTTCACCTTCTCGGCATTCAGCTCTTCCACAAAGCTGCCCGGCACGTTGCCGCAACCATTGGCCACAGCCTCTTGGATACTCCGTACCGTTTCTTTGCGGATGCGCTCGACGTCAGCAGGACTTCGTCCCACCTCTTTGTCGAGCACGCCTTCAAGCGTCTTGTCGGCTGGGTTGCCGGCACATCCACCGCAGCGACCTGCACCTACCTGGTCGCCGTCGCCACTCTGCGGCTTACCACTTCCCTCGCCATCTCCTTCTTCTTTGCCGCTCTTGCCGCCCTTTGCTTTGTCAGGGTTTTGAAGGAGTAGCTCGTAGTACTGCTCACCAGTCAGTCCCTCAGGAAAGCCGTACGTCCTCGGATATAGCGCCCATGCCGGCAAGACCCACCCGGCTTTCTCCATGTCGTGGTTGATCGGGAGGTCGAACGCTTTATTGACCAGTCGGTGATCTGCACCGGCACGGACCAGTCGTTCGATTCTCTCCATTCCACGGAGGTGGTGACCAACCTCATGGACCAGCACCCCGGCCCGCATCGCGTCAGCGGCTTCCAGCAGGGCATGCCCCTGTATCGCCGGGTCTACTTCCTTCTCCATGTCCACATACCACTGTGGGTCGATGGTGAGCACCAACCCTTTTGACAGTCCAAGTGTTCCGAGTCCTGGAGCAAACCGCGGGATGAACGAGTACACGATGGTGGAGAAATACGGGCCCTTCTGTTTTATGAACATCCGGGCCGTCGACAGTGCCTTGAAGCACTCTATTTCGATTTGGGTTGCCATCTCAGCCTTTCGCGTACCGGCTGACCGGCGATTTGCCGAGCTCGAAGATGACCTTTTCGGCCGCCTCTTTCAGCTTGAGGTTCTTGGACGCGTACCCGAGGTCATCGGCCACAAGAGCGTCCATGTGTTCCATCACGATGTCGGCCATCCCCGCTTTCAAGTATTCGGCGTATCTGAGCCACGCCAAGGTCGCGAGTTTTGTTTGTTCGGCGGCGTCACGGGTGCCGAGCACCAGTGCGGTGAAGCCGGTCGAGACCGCCATGGAACGGTCGAGACGGTCTGTGTCGATCTTCCAGCCGTTCACCAAGACATCCATGGGGTCCGGCAAATCTGCGTTGGCCAGGTAGGACAGGAACTCAATCGAGGCCCCTTCACCGATGGCCGCCTCAATCAATAGGTGGTTGACAGTATCTCCTCTGTCCAGACATCTGGACGTTGCGCTGGCACGCATCGCCATTTCCCAAGACCTCGGAGAAGGCCAGCAGTACCCCGACTGTGCGTCGTCGGGATCAGGGTCTACCCCGAACGCCGCCTCGGTGCAGACTTTGATGAACCCCGCCCACTGTGCCTTGGCGATGGCCCACTGCTTTGGCCACTCCGACTTGAGAGTCTCGGTCTCTTTACCGAGCGACACCTTCTTGGTGATGCCCTCATTGATGACGTAGCGGATCAGCGCTTCCCGAGACGGACGCCGCACATAGAAGTGCAACATGCGATTCGCGAAGGGCGCGGACAGTATCTGTCCGGCGGCGGTGTACCGGGCCGGGTTGCCGGCCAGCAGTGGGCGGACCTGAGGGTGGATGACCGTTGATCCAACCTTGCGGTCGAGCACCATTGGAAGCATCGCACCCTGCACCGCCGGCACGGCCAGCGATGCCTCATCGACAAACATCACACCCTTCTTCAGTTGGTTGAGTGTGTTGACCTGCGTCATCATGCACGCGGTCATCAGCTGTTCGCGGATGACTACCGGGAGGTCACTGAAGTCTTCCGGCATTTTGGTGCTCGGATAGATCGTCTCGATCGACAGCCCTAGCGTTTCTGCCGACTGATCGATACGACGTGACTTGCCGCCACCGGGAGGGCCCCAAATCATGGTCGGCAACCCCATCCTGCAACCCTCGTCGTTTGGGTTGTCCATGGGCACCATCAACACTGTGCCGAGTATCTCTTCCAGAAGGTTTGTCGCGTCTGGGATTTTTGCCCCGTCGAGCGCCACCTCAATGGAGTCTGTTGTGGAGCTTTGTTTCTTAGTCATTCTTCCTCACCCTCACACCTGTTCAAACAGTTTCCATCAGCACTGCAGCCATGTCGCCAACACCTTGTAAACGTACCCTCGGTACATTCAGTGTGTTGCACGATCCTGAAGTCCCAGAGATCTTGCACGATGTCTGTGTCGAGCGTGTTCAAGCACGCCACGCAGAGGATCAAAGGGTCAGGGTCCATCGACACAAAAGTGTCCGACGGGCCCATGTTGTCAGCGTTTCGCGTTGAACGCTGCACCTCTCCAAAGGAGATCACGCCAAGTATCTCGCCTTCTCGGATTCCAGATTCGCAGACTCCACAATCCAAGATCGCGAAGTCGTCATAGATGGGAGGCTCATTTTCTTTAGCCTCCCGCAGCTCTTCCTCACATGATTCCCAGCAGTCCATGTCAAACACGCGGGCCGGGTATGGGTCATCCTCCAGCACCAGCGGGACGAACGTCAAACCACCGGAAATGAAAACAGTGAAGACACCAAGAGAGAACGCATCTTCGGAGTAACACGTCCTCTCTTGGCAGCAGATGCAGAAACCCTGGGTGGCATTCCATGGTATCGCGACCTCGTAGTCTTCTTCTTCTTCGATGTCATGGTCATCGTACATTTTCTTCTCGCTCCCACTGGAGCTTGGTGCGCTCCACAAGAACCCACCTTCTCTCAATCGTCTCTAGTCGCGAGTCTGGGCTTTCACCCGTGATCGCGTCTGCATCCCACAAGAGCTGGTGCAGTTCTTTTCTGTCTGAGCCGTCGTCGTGAACCAGCCGGTAGATCTCCAGGTTGCTCGGCAGTACCCCTGGGTACTGCTCTCGAAGCCTCAACTCGCGGTCCTGCAGATCATCCATCAGGTCTTCATTATCGACGCACAGCCCGTACCACGATGGGTCTGTCGGGTCTGGGTACGTGTCGTTCAGCCACTCGCACCAGTCACCGGGCGACACCAGCCCAGTGATCACCTCAAGGTCTCGTTGATTGCAGAACGTCACGAACCCTTTGGAGTCAACAAACCTTGCACGTATCCCGCCCAGCGCTCTTCCTGGCACCGGGGCCAGTAAGTATTGAAGCACCCACACACGCTCTGGCTTCGACGGCTCTGTGTATTGAAATCCATCCAGCCCGAACGTATCTTCAAGTATCCTGGTGCCAGGTATTGTGGACGGCCTATACTTGAAAGGGTTGATGATCATCTGCCGCGCCTTCGCTCCAAGTCACGAGCGTCTGCTTCACGGGTCCACAGCAGCAGTCCGTTACACGCCCCGACGAAGAAGGACGACCAAAATAGCTTCATGGGTTTTTCTCCTCTTTCTTTTCATCATCCCAGCGGTCATCCCTCACCAGTGGGGCATCTCGAGTGCCGTAGATCTCCTCGATCACAGCGTCGTGCTCTTGTCCGCTGTTTTCAAAAACCTTGTCTGTTTTCGGTTTATTTCTTCCCACAAATCTCTTATCCCCGAACGGCCTTTACACTTGCGCGCAGCGTTGCGCTAAACTGTAGGACAGACCTATGCCCGGAATAGACCACAAAGCCGCGTACCGTGAGCTTCGCGACGGGGTCCTGAAAGGGATTCAGTCACACTTCCCTATCAAGGGTGGCATCCAGACGATTGAGCTCCGTGGGCTGGAGGTCAAAAATGACGACATGGACTCTGATGACATCAGGGCCCAACACGAAGCCAGAAACAAAGGAGAGACGTGGGCATCGACCGTCTACGGCATCGTCACGCTCAAAGACAACGTTACCGGCAACGTGATCAGCGAACGCAAGATGCGCCTGGCGGAGATCCCACAAACGACAAAGCGCCTCAGCTACATCGTGGGTGGTAAGGAATATCAGATAGACCACCAGTGGCAGCTGAAGCCCGGTGTCTATGTGAAGAGAAGTGCGGCGGGCAACCTAGAGGCGAAGTTCAACATCCCGTCCAAGAGAAGTTTCAATCTCAACTTCGACCCGGACAAGAAGACCTTCATGATGGCCCGAGGGACGTCTAAGGCCATCCCCATCTATCCGATCATGAAGGCCATGGGCGTCGCCGATGACGACATGGAGAAAAGCTGGGGCAAAGAGATATTTGCCGCCAACCGCACGGCCAAGTTGACGTCCACAGGGCTGGAGCGTTTCTACAAGGCTGACAAGAAGAAAGCGCCGGCATCCAAAGAGGAGGCGGCCGAGTACGTGGTCAAGGAGCTGACCGAGTCTCCGCTACATGCAGAATCGACCAAACTGACGCTCGGTAAACCCTATGATCACGTCAGTGGTGATGTGCTGCACCTAGCCACTTCCAAAATGCTGGCCGTACACAGCGGAGCGGCGGAAGACGATCGAGACTCTATTCTGCACAAAGACCTGCGCAGTGCCGGTGATTTTGCGTACGACAAACTGACCAGCTGGGAAACTAACAACAGCATCAGGAAGTCGGCTCTGAGGAAGATGACGGCAGCCAAGGATGTGCGCGAAGTGATTCACTTCGACATGTTCAACAAGCCTGTGCTCCAAACATTTCAAAAGAATGAAGCGTCTCGACACGCCTCTCAAGTGAATCCAATCGAGATGTTGGCATCTGCACAACAGACCACCATCATGGGTCCCGGTGGTGTGCAGAGCCAGCACGCCATCGACGGGATGGTGAACGCCAAGTACATCAACCCATCGACCATGGGGTTCATTGATCCCGTGCGAACTCCCGAGAGTGAGAAGTCAGGGGTCATCCTGCGTCTCCCATCCAGCGTGAAGAAGATCGGCAAAGAGGTGTTCATGCCTCTTCACAACATGAAGACAGGTGTTGTGGAGTTTGTATCTCCTCTGAAGTTCGGTAGCTCGACGGTGCTGCTGCCGGACCAGGTCACGTGGAAAGGCGGAAAGCCGATACAGAAGCCCGGCAAAGCCATCGCGGCGGATAAAAGCAAGCTCAGTGAGGTGAACCACAAAGACGCTGATTACGTGATGCTGCACCCTTCGCAGCTGTTCAGCGTTACCACCAACCTGATTCCATTTCTTGGAAACAACTCTGGCAACCGGGCCACTTACGCGGGCCAGCACATCGAGCAGGCGATCTCACTAAAGGGTCGAGACGCCCCTCTGGTGCAGGTCGGCAGCCCAACCAACAAGGAAGGTCTCAATACTTTTGAGAAGATCTTTGGCCAGCAGTCTTCCCACACCGCGTCGATCAGTGGCGTGGTCACGCATGTGAAGAAGGATGGGATCACCATCAAGGGTGCGGACGGGAAGAGCAAGGAAGTACAGCTCTACAACAACTACCCGTTAAATGACCCGAAGTCTTTGATGCACTCAACCCCCACGGTAGCGGTGGGTGACAAGGTGAAGCAGGGCCAGCACATTGCCGACACCAACTTCACCAAGGGTGGCGCCATCGCGCTCGGCACAAATCTTCGGGTAGGTTACCTGCCATACAAGGGTTACAACTTTGAAGATGGGGTGGTGATCAGCGAGAGTGCGGCCAAGAAGCTGACGAGCGAGCACCTGCATAAGCCGGAGATCAGCATCGAAAAGAACGTGGAGACGCTCCCACAAAAGTTCATCCTCCAGCACCACGATGCTTTTTCCAGAGATCAGATGGGTAAGCTAGATGGCGATGGTGTTGTACGCATCGGTCAGAAGGTCACGCACGGAGATCCCCTGGTTCTGGCCATGCGTCCATTCCAGGCCAAAGACAGAGAGGGTGTGGGAGCTATCGGACGTGCGATGTCAGGCAAGCACTCTGACATAAGCCTGCGCTGGCACAATGATGTGGACGGTGAGGTTGTGGCGGTGAACCGCGACAACAAGAAGGTGGTGGTACACGTCAGAACGCTGGAGCCGATGGTTCTGGGCGACAAGATCTCTGGGCGACATGGCAACAAGGGCATCTGTTTTGATGCAGAGACTCAGGTGCTTACTACATCCGGTTGGAAGTACTTCAAGGATGTCACTGACGCAGATGACGTGTGCACGTTGAATCGAAGTACGCATGATGTTGAGTATCAGAGGCCAATCAGGCATGTGGCCTATGAGCATGTCGGAAAGATGTACCGATTCAGTGGTCGACGGTTGAACCTGATGACGACGCCAGAGCATCGTCACTTCGTCCGTAAGCCGAAAAGTCATGAGTACGTTCTGGAGTCGGCAGAGAGCTGCTTTGGGCAGCAGCGCATCCACCTGCGCACCGGATCGTGGTCTGGTACGGAACTGCAAACCATCACCATTCCCGGTAGAGACAGGCGACAAGGCACCAAGGATCGCCACGAGTTCTGTGAGCCACGCGATTATGACGCCGACGATTTTCTTGAGTTCTTCGGCTACTGGGTGACAGAAGGTTCTTCTGGCAACGACAGCCACATCACGTTGGGGCAAAGGCTGGCTGTCAACCCAGACACCTATGAAGCTATGGTCGCTGTTTTACAGCGCATGGGGTATGAGCCATACCAGGGTCCAGATAGTCTCGTCATCTCAGATCCTCGACTGCATGCCTGGCTGCAGAAGTTTGGCTCAGCGTTGGAGAAATACATTCCACGCGAGTTCCTCGCGGCATCCAAACGTCAGCTGAAGACTCTCGCTGACGCCATCTTTGCGGGTGATGGCGGCGTTTACTTCAACGAGAAGTGCAACCACACGCGTCACGAACTGTTTACCAGCTCGTCGAAACTGGCTGATGATTATCAGGAACTGGCGCTCAAGCTTGGCATGTCGGCGAACATCAAGTCGCAAGACCGAAAAGACAGGGACAACATCGAGTACGTCGTGCGGTGGTCCTTGAAAGACGAGGTCTACACAACCAAAGACAGTAGGTACGAGAGCCGTGTTGAAGAGTGGGTAGATTACTCGGGCATGGTGTACTGCGTAGAGGTTCCCAACCATGTCATATACGTTCGTCGGGGTGGCATCCCTGTGTGGTCTGGCAACTGCACGCTCATCATCCCGGATGCGGAGATGCCGCACACCAAGGATGGGCGCCACATAGAAGTGGCGTTGAACCCAGCCGGCGTTCCTGGGCGTATGAACGTTGGCCAGGTTCTAGAGACCGCGGCATCTAAGATCGCGGAGAAGACAGGCAAGACGTATATCGTCGATAACTTCAGCGGGGCGAGTCACATTGAAAAGGTTCAAGCTGAGCTCAAGGCCCACGGACTGAGTGACCAAGAAGAGTTGTTTGATCCCGCGACCGGCAAGAGTATCGGTGGTGCGTTGGTCGGCACGCAGCACATGATCAAGCTGATGCACACGATCGACAAGAAGAGCTCGTCACGCTCCGGCATGTCTGTGCCTGGCAGCGCCGAGTCGCCGGTGAAGTACGATAACGACTTCATCCCGTCCCATGGCGGAAAGACCGGCGGCATGGCCATCGGTGCTCTAGACGTCTACACCTTGTTGGCCCACGGCGCTAAGGCCAATCTACGGGAGATTCAGACGTGGAAAAGCGAAGGGCCGGACAACAGCCCCATTGTTAACAAGCGTTGGGACTCGCAACACAAGGATGTGTGGCAGGCCATCATGGACGGCGGTACTCTGCCGGTCCCGCGCTCTACTTTCTCATTTCAAAAGTTCACAGACCTGCTGCGCGCCACAGGCGTGAACGTAGAGAAGAAGGGGCATCAAATACAGCTGACCCCTCTTACCAATCGACAGATTCTCGACATGTCGAACGGCGAGATAAAAAATCCCGGTGAGGTCACGTACCCATCACCCGATAAGTACGGAGACCCGAGGGTAAAGAGGGGCGGCATATTCGACGAGACGGTGACTGGTGGTCACGGCGGCCGCAAGTGGGGCCACATCGCGCTGGCGGAGCCGGTCCCAAATCCGATGTTTGAGAAGGCCATCAGCTCTCTTACGGGTATCAAGAGAGGCGACTACAGGGATGTAGTGACTGGCAAGAAGGCGATCACCAAGGAGGGAAAGATCGTTGCGCTGGATACTCCAGGTAGCAGCACCGGTGGCCCAGGCATCGTGAGCATTCTGAGTGCTGTTGATGTTGATCGTGACCTAAAGGCTGCCAAAAAAGAGTTGGACGGCATCCAGGTTAAGGGCTCTATCGCGCATGGAGCTTCAACCAGTGTGCTCGACGCTTCGCTCAAGAAGGTGAAGTATCTCAGTACGCTGCAGATGTTGAACATGAAGCCCACCGATGCGTACATCTTGAAGAATCTACCGGTCATCCCGCCCATCATGCGCCCCATCTCTGTATTGAGCACCGGTTCGATAAAGTGGGATGATCTAAATCACCTGTACGAGCAGTTCGGCGTCATCAATACATCGATGAAAGACCCTAGCCGGGCCAAGGTCATCGACGGTCTGAAGGTTGACCAGAGGGCCGAGTATTACGACGGCATCAAAGCTTTGATGGGTCTCGGGACTGTCAACAAGGACAAGAAGATCAAAGGCATCATTGAGAAGATACATGGTGAGCCTATAAAGACTGGCTACTTCCAAGGAACGTTGATGAGTCGCCGGCAGGACATGTCGTTGAGATCAACTATCGTGCCGGAGCCGTCCTTGGGTCTCGACGAGGTTGGGCTGCCCAAGCACCTCGCGCTCAACACGTACAAACCGTTCGTCATCCGCAAGCTAGTGGAGATGGGCGCGGCGGGGCACAAAGTTGAGGCATTCAAGCTGCTACAAGACCCTGTTAAGAATGACAAGGCCATCAGCGCGGCGCTCAACGCGGTGGTGGCCGAGAGGCCCATCTTGTTGAAGCGCGACCCTGCGCTGCACCGTCACTCTATCCAGGGCTTCACCCCGAAGATCATCTCTGGCAAGGCGGTGCAGATTCATCCACTGACCACCAGTGGCTTCAACGCTGACTTTGATGGCGACTCTATGAGCGCCTATGTGCCGATTTCCAAGGAGGCGGTTGAAGAGGCGTATCGCATGATGCCTAGTCGCAACCTGTACAGCGAGGCATCTGGTCGCATCGCATTCTCACCAACGCATGAAGGTGCTTTGGGCCTGTATAAGCTCAGCCATATGGATGGCAAGCACGGCGGAACGTTCAAAGATCCGGTGGCTGTTTTGAGTGCCGTCAATGACAAGAAGCTGACGATCAATCAGCCCGTGAATGTGGGGGGCATCACCACTACAGCGGGACGCCTGTTGCTCGCACAAGCATTGCCCACCGCCATGCACGCCGACATGCTGTCTAACCCCGACAGCGTGATTGACAAGAACGGACTCAACAAGCTCTTCACCACAATCGCGAAAGACCACAAGTCTGATTTCGGTGAGATTGTCAATCGTCTAAAAGACCTTGGCAATGGCGCCACGTATGGCCTGATCCCTATCTTTCATGGGCGTAAGGGCGAAGACGCGATCAGGATGGCAGAGAATCAGAAGTCGATGAAGTTCGTGAGTGTAAACACGCACTCATTGAGCCTGAAAGACTTTGACCCCGATACAAAGACCAGGGGGCGGGTACTTGGTGCGGCGCAGAAGTCCGTAAATGACATCAACGACAACGTCAACATGTCCAAGTTGGAGCGTGAGCGTCGCGTGGTGGAGACGTGGGTCAATGCATCGGACAAGATGGACCGAGAGCACCTCGAAGGCATAAACAAGAACCCCAACAACCTTTCGATCATGCTTAAGTCAGGCATCAAGCCTGGGATGACGCAGTACAAGCAACTGGTGTTGGCGCCGGTGATGATGGCGGATGCGACCGGTAAGGCGATCCCTGTGCCGATCAAGCGTTCGTACTCTGAGGGGTTGGACGTCGCGGGGTACTGGACTCAACAGCAGGGAGCCCGTCGCGGCACCGTGATGAAGGTCCAGGAGGTGAGAGATCCCGGCACGTTCTCTAAGCGCATGATCAATACCGCGATGGGTCTTGTGGTCACCGACCATGACTGCGGGACTGACGGTGGTATCGCGCTGCACGTCACCGATAAAGATGTCCACGACCGTATACTCGCCAAGGACTTCCACGAGAAGGGCGTCACGTTCACGGCCGGTACAACCATTACACCTCAGGTCGCGGGTGCGATGCGCTCAGCAGACAAGAACGCCAAGGTGATGGTCCGAAGTCCCATGAAGTGTGAGCACGCCAAGGGTCTGTGCCAGTTGTGTTCAGGGTTGAACTCAGATGGAGAGCTATACCCCCTTGGGTCAAACGTCGGCGTGATGGCGGCACAGTCGATCGGCGAACGCTCGGTTCAGCTGACCATGAAGGCGTTCCACTGCTTGCATGGTCAGTCGATTATCTTGGTACGCCGCGATGGTGTCGTGGAGCACACCACCCTGGAAAGACTATTCGGCAGTATTGGAAATGCCACTGTCGATGCGGGCGAACACACGGGTGTTGCAGAAGAGGTATCCACCGTTCAGGGAGTTGAAGTCTGGGACAATGGAGGTTGGGTCGCTGTAGAGAAGGTGATGCGCCATGTTCAGCAGCCTGGCACTGCCATGGCAGCAGTGCGGTCGCGCTCTGGGTATATGTCTGTGAGCCAAGACAATCACCCGCACATGCTCCGTGCGAACAGCGCACTGTGTGAAGATTGCGGAACGCTGCCCAAGCACTCTAATGGGGGTCGTCAGTACTACTGCCGCAAATGCTGCAAGATTTGGACAGAGATACTCGATGATGCCGAGACGTTCATGGTTTCGCCGTCTGAGATCTCACGCTCATCTCACCGCGCCACACTGGATACAGGCCCCGCGCCTTCTTCTAAAGCAGAACCTGTTAAGAGCGGTTGGCTGGCTGGCATATACTGCGCAGAGGGCTCTGTACAGGTTCGTAATAAGAACGGGGTTCCGTACCCTTGCGCGATTCAGATTTCACAGCTTCCTGGCGCCATCTATTCGAAGATTGGTGAAGAGCTGCACACGGAAACCGGTAAGCGGGGAGAACAACCGCGTTATCATCAGGTGTACGGCGTGGATCTAGCCAGGGAGTGGTTGGAAATGTTCGGTCCTGGTGCTTCCTCGAAAGGTCTGCCAGATGGTTGGAGCGGGTACAGTGATGTGTGGTTGGCTGATTTCGTGTCAGGCGTGATCGACGGTGATGGCACGTTGAAAGGCAGTGATGACAGTAAGTGGATGACCTGCCGCATCGACACGACAAGTTTCTTACTTGCGCAGCAGGTGCATCACATCTTGCGGAAGCTTGGTATGTTCTCGCGTGTAGTGTTGACGACGTGGCGCGAGTGCTCGCTGAATCAGGGAATGGCTGTCTGCTTTACGGTGACAGAGCAAGCAAAGCGTGTGCTTTCCGCATCGCTGAAGCTGCTCAATGTTCATGGCAAGCCGAGCGCGAATGCAGAGCGCTTTGAAGATGTGGTGGACTACGTCAGCGCTTTCAAGTTCTTGTCACCTCCTGTCGTGTATGACATCAAGACTTCCAGCGGCACATTCTATGTGAATGGCATGTGGACGCATAACTCCGGCGGTGTGGTGCAGGCCGCAGGCTCGAGCTCTAGGGCGGTGGGCGACTTTGATCGAGTACAGCAACTGACGCAGCTATTCGAGCACAATCCAAATGAAGCCGTGTTGGCGATGAAGGGCGGCAAGATAGACAAGATCGACAAGGAGTCGGCGGGCTCTCGTATCTGGATCGGTGGTGTTGGGCACCACGTCGGCAAGGACGTGTACGGTGCGGCGCTGCACGAGAATACCCCGCACGCGTCCGCTCAGCTTGGGTACAAGACATGGAGTGCTCCAAAGGTTGGAGACCATGTGGATGCTGGACATCAACTGTCTGACCCCAACAGAACGCTCATCAACCCCAGGACTCTATACAAGGCCACCAACAACATGGAGCGTGTCCAGAATCTCATGGTCGATGAGCTGCATGGGATCTACGGCAGTGACGTTCGTCGCCAACACATCGAGACTGCGGTCAGGGCCATGGGAGATCTCACAAAGGTGAGAGACCCTGGGGACGCGGAAGGTATCTTGAAGGGAGAGTTCCATTCTGCTGCGTACATCAGGTCTATCAACCGCGGACTGATAAAGGCTGGCAAGAGTCCAGTGGTCCACTCTCCAACCCTGAAGGGCGTCGAGACCTTGCCGCTGTCCGCGTCAGAAGACTGGATGGCCAAGATGCAGCACACCAACATCAGCGCCACATTGTTGAACGCCGCGGCGATGGGACACAAGACTGACATCCACGGGGTGAACCCCATACCGGGCGTGGCGTATGGCGCAGAGCTTGGGCTGACGAGTGAGCACTCTGGTAAGCCGGGGTACGGCCACTTGAAAGATGTACGAAAGCATGGCTACTAGGTGCCATGACAGCAATCCCAGGAGTAAAGTCCGCCGCGGGCCCGAAGCCGTTCCAGAACACAGCGTTCAGGTCTTCGTGGACAAATCCCGAGGGTTCCACGGGGGCGATCATCCGTGAGTGCAAGGTCGTGGACATCAACCTGAAGCTCTGGCAGGTGGACGTCATCTCTCAGTTCGATCAGATGTGGTTTCTGAACGTCCAGGTCTCGTCCCCGTACATGCACTCCAACGTCGGTGATGGCATCTACGTGATGCCGGAGATTGGGGCCAAGTGCCATGTGTGCATCCCCAGTGACGGCACCCCTCCGTTTGTGCTGGACTTCATCATGCCGATGGAGACCATCCCACAGGCCGGCACCGCAGAAGAGCCGGAGGGTCGCGATGGAGGGACCGGCGACGCGACGTTCTCGGGCGGGCGTGTTCGGCCAAAGCCGGGTGACATCTACATCAAAGGCCGCGATGGAAACTTCTGCATACTGCATCGAGGTGGGGTGCTGCAGATCGGTTCATCGGAGCTGTCTCAGCGTCTCTACATCCCTCTCCAGAACTTGATTACAGACATCAGCCAGAACTACCGCCACTACAACAGCGGCGGTTCTGTGCAGTGGTTTCTCGCTCCCGGTGAGTCAGAGACCAACCCCGCGACGCTGTATCGGGAGACGTTCAGGCTTCTGGCCGGCGACGAGAAGGCCACGATACGGATAACAAAAGGTTTATTGAAAGACGCGGCGCTTGAGAACGGTGATGGTGTGACGGAGCAAGTGCTGCTGGGCTCCGGCACAGACGAGAATCCAATACTGTGGGAGGTTGTCATTTCTCCCGACACGTTCAACCCCGACAGTGGCGCCAACGATGGTCCAGATACCGATGGCAGCGCTACAGTGCTCAGGTACTACTTCGATCGCGCTGGAGGTGCATTCATGCACACCGCCGGCAGTGTGTCGTTGGTGTGCGACAAGAAGCTGACCATCAGAACAAAGGGCGATATATCCATCAGCACTGATTCTAGTTTTTTCGTGAAGGCAAAGAAGACTGGCCGTATTGACGGCGGGTCTCTGCTCGAGATAACGGGCAAGGTGACGAAGATCAACGGAGGCAGTAAGCCCTGTGCTCACGTGGGTTCTATTGTGGAGATCAGCATAGGGTTGATACCCCTGAGTAGTCTCACGCCGGCGGCTCCCGGCGCCCCTGTGTTGATCGGACCTTCTGGCGCCCCCACGGCCGCTGGCTATCCACAGCCAACACTTAAAGGCACGATCATCAGTGGTAACTCCACAATCCTGGTCTAATGGGCACAACAGTAGACGAGCTATTCACCGGCGGCTTGGGTGACATCAATGTGGGGGCCGCGGCCGCGGTGGCGTTCCTCAATCCGCTGTCTGCTCAGATGGACGCCATGCTGGCGTTCAGTCTCGGGCCGCTGGTGGCAGATCTCTCGGTTCAGCTCGACGCCTCTTTGGCGCTGTCCGCGACACTGGCGTTGAGCATCTCTGACCCATTCGCGAACATCAAGGCGGCGCTCGAGGCCCTGATAGAGCTGCAGGCGAGTCTCACCGCCGCGCTGGCGCTACCACCTCTGGTGCTGTCGCTAAGTGCCGAGATTTCGGCGTCCGCGGCACTGTCCGCAGCACTGTCGGCCAAACTCGGGGGACTCAACCTGCTGGTCGATGCCGCGATCGCGGTCAAGATACCGGCCGTCAAAGCGGCCGCCAGTCTCTCGGCATCGTTGGCCGCCGGGCCTTTTGTTATCCTCGGGTTCGACGGTCTAGACGTTTTACCGCCCGCCGATGGCAACATGACGCTGCAGCAGGTCGGCAATGCGATACAGGCCAAGTTCTCTGGCACAATAGGGTCCGGGCCGACCATCAGTTCCTCAGACCAGGTGTCTGGGGTTATCATATTGACCAAGGCCCCTTTGGCGTTCAGCGCCCTCGGTAACCTGATCATCACGTCGTAGAGGAGCTTCAGATGGAACTATTCCTGCAATCACACTTGGTGTTCGAGAAGCTCGCGATGGGCACCGAGATGCCGGAAGACCCCAACCAGTGGTCACAGGCGGTGTTGCAGGAGGTGTACAAGCAGCTCCCGTACCTGTCGGACTTTTCGCCCCACATCGCGATGGACAAGGTCGACGCTGAGCGCGGTTACGGCTTTGGCAACATCACGGTGACCAACCAGACGGAAGTGCAGCCCGGCAATGCCGCCGCTGGAGTACGCCAGGTTCGCATCCCCATCGTGATCAAGGGTGGCAAGTTGGCGCCCCTGGACATTCTGGTCACCGACGATTCCAAAGTGTTGCCCATGACGGAGTCGCGGCTGCGCTCCAGCATCTTCCGACCACAGGCCTTTGATGTCACGAGTCAGACCCCCGGTGACAACTCGTTGGTCGGGACACTGTTTCCGCCCCATCGTGTCGGCAACGGCATGGGACTTGGTGGCGGTGGCGGCACTACCGTCGATGCAGCGGGGATGGGCAAGACTTCTGGTGTGGGTGCGGTTGAAGCTGGGATCGCCAAGCAGTATGGCGCTGGCAACTACAAGAAAGTAACCAACCCCGATGGCAGTGTTCGTGGATATGTTGGTGGCAGTGGTGTCCACAACCCCAAGATGCTCGCGGTCGCAGGATCTACAATGCTCAAAGGGGCCTCTGTCCTCTCTGCCATCTCCGGCACCCTCAACGATTCTGATCTGAACGCCTTCAAGTCATCGCTGCGCGACCCTGATACGCGCCTGGCGTACGAGAAGAACGCGGCCGCGACCCTCGAGTCAGTCAGCACCGTGTTGGGCGAGCGTCCACACCACAAGCTGGCGTTCAGTCAGTCGGTTCAGCCTTCTGTTTTGCAGGTGGTGAAGATCGCGGGCGGGTACGTGGTGAAGACCGCGAGTCACCGCTACTGGGACCCATTCGTGCGTGTCCTAGACCGCGGTGAGGCTTTGCGGGAGCTGGGCGAGAAGGTGGTGTTGGCGGCCGACATGTCGGGCGCCGCCACGTTGGCGTCTGGCGCCGATGCGGTGGGACAAGAACAACAGGCGGTCCAGGATGTGCCGGGCCCCGTCTCGAGTTCCGGGGTGTACACGGTGCATACCGACGACGGCGAAGAGCTGCAGGGCTACGTCATCGTGAACCTGATCGACACAGACGGCATGCGGATGCCCCTCTCGCTGTTTACCAATGGTCAGCAGGCCACCGTCCAGGGCGACATCCTGGGTACCCACATCAGCGATGACGTCCCGCAGCTACCCTCGGGCGCCCCACAGGGCTACGGGGCGTTCTACACCTACGAGGACGGCGGTCTGGTGGCCACGGTGCCGATGGAGCTCAAGGGCTCTTACGCGCAGCCTGGCGAGCCCACGACCATGCAGGGCCAGACGTTTGACGGTCGCGGGGTGTCGGTGTCACAGCAGCCCAACATCCAGGCGGTGTACGGCGCCGAAGACAAGATGCTGGTGCCACAGCACTGGAAGTGGTTGCCGATGGACCACGCCGGTGAGGTGTCGTTGCGCAGCTCCGAAGACGGTGAGCCCAAAGAGGCGAGCGCCAGACGAATGTTCTCGTCGGTGGATGTGGTGTCTGGTGGGAGCCAGTTTTCCATCAGGGGTCCGCTGGTCGAGAAGCTGGCCCATGACCAGCGTGAGTTCTTGGATGTCGACGGCGCGATGTTCTTGTTGGCTGGGTTTGGGGTTGACCAGACTTACGGGATGGGCAAGTTGGCGGAGTCAACGCTCGGCAACGGGCCGGTGAACATCAAGGTTGGGCGACTGATCCATCTTGCGGATGAACGCACCAAGCAAGCGCACTCCAGTGCCGCGGAGTTCATGCGGGGCATGCCGGCGCTCAAGCATCGCTTGTTCAAAGAGGCGGCGGTCATCTCTGATCCAGAGGCGGTCGACACCGTGCTGTCGCTTGGGTTCATCAACGCTGAGAACATCTCTACATTCATCAGCTACATTCCAGTGCTCGAGGGTTCTCAGGCTAAGATGTGTGAGCTGTTGATGGCCGCCCGACTGGGATTGAACAACACTCCCGAGGGTGCGCTCGAGCGTTCCATCAGAGCCACCGAAGAGGTGCTGGAGGGTCTCAAGACCTTGGCGTTCGAGTCTCCTGGCGTCAACTAGTTGAAATCTGACGCGAAGTAGAGCAGGTTCTCGGGGTGGTCATTAGGTCGCCCTGTGAGCAGTATTTAAAGTTCTTGCTCTGCCATCCCGATGGCTACAGCCCCGCCGATATCCGGGCGATGGTCCGGATGCAACAGCTGGACTTCATCGGGATGCCGTACCTGGAGCGTCTGAAGCGCGACATGGTGATCCCCCGTCCTTTTCGTCCGGACGGCGCGTACCACACAGTGTCGATGCGCTTTATGCGACGAGAAGGCATCACGCTTCTCTTCAAGCCAGACGCCCACATGGTGACCGCAACGTCGATTCTCAGCCAGCCAAGGGCCAAAGAGCTGGCGGAGTCGATGATCATCAGTCGCGCCGACCCTTCGTGGACCTGCGCTGCGCTAAAGAAGAACGGTCACTACGCCACACCAGAGTCCATCAAGCTTTACGCCCAGTACTATTTCAACATCAACCTGGTGGACGCCACAGACTTGCGGACACTGCTAGAGCTGAGGAGTGCTCCAGACGGGGACACCAGAGACCCTGATGAGACCAGGATAGGCACCACGAAATACAAAGTCAGTCGTGGAGACCAGCGCCGCATCTCAGCCAACATGGGCTCACCAGAGGATGCGCTGTTGATGAGCATGATAAGGCTCGGCCACTTGCCGACAGGTGTGGATGCCGGGCGTCTTGTGGCCGCGACACGCATCATCTCGATCATCCAGGCCAAAGAATCGACAGATCGCGGCATGCCAACAATGGGCAAGGACTACGCGCTGATCGCGAAGATGATGACCGAGATCATGGAACAGACTGGAGATCCCAGCAAGTCTGTGACAGAAGGTATTGCGGACATCAAGTTGATCACCGACGGCAACAAGACACCACACATTGGAGAGCTCATGGGCGAACACACGCTAGACATGCAGCCTCTCGGAGACGTAGAGGGAGATGAAGATGAGCATCCAAGATGAAGGACGCAGCGTAAACCTCGTGGGCCCCAAAGACACGAAAGATGGGGCCAAGATGCTTTCGGCGATGCACCAGGGGATTGGAAACGTTCCAGGCGCGGTCTTGAAGTTCAATAAGGTGCTGGACTTCACCACCTTCGATGCAGAATACAACCTGCAAGATGGTAACGTTGTGGTCCACTTCTTCATGCCGAGAGATCACTCGGTCACGCAGGAGTACTGGAAGTCTGTGTTCGCCGATGTGTTGACAGGGGTGGCGCAAGAGCACTTTCAGGCCACGGCGCCGAGACTTGTGGCCAAGTACGCAGAAGACGATGGGGCGGGCGGCACATTGAACTCGTGGTGGTTCAAGGCGCAGGGGTACGGTCACCTGCTGGACCCCAGCACCTTCTTGGACCTGTTTTTCACCAAGATGGACGCCGCGCTGGAGCCACAGTTCAGCAAACACTCGGCGCTTAAAGTACCGGCCTTGCGATGATCTCGATGTAAAACTTCGAGTGGTTCACCTTGATCACCTTCCACTGGTGTTCCTTGGCGAACAGTTTGATGTATTGAGTGACGTAGCTTTTGCCACCCTTGGGGAGAGTGTGCCAAAGCTTGAGACGGTAATGGTCGCCCAGCTCTGAAACACCGCTGTCGATTGGCGCGTCCGGTGCGATGTGATCGCCGGCGCGAGATAGAGATTCCTTGAGCGCTTCAACCCAGAACATTTTGGACGATGAGCTGGTAGACGATGAGGACGACTGGACTCGCGAGCTGACCGATGAGGAGTTGCTGGCAGCCGAGATGGGCGAGTCCATCTGGAACCCAGAAAAGGACTTCGGGGAAGAGCCTATCATCTCGTACGCTGCTCGCAAGAGCATGCTGAATCTGCCGAAGGTCTCACCTTCGCAGTTTACCGAGTATGCGTTTTTCATGCCCGCAGAAGGTGGCCGAGGGTTCTCGAACTTCACGTTCGAGGGTCGCCGCCATATGCGGAAGATCTACGACACTCCGGCCAAGCGCATTCTTCTTTTTTGCGGACGTCAGGTTGAGAAGAGCACGATGCTCGGCAACATCACGCTGACGTACTGCTCTCTGGTGCAGAGCTACAAGGCCCTCTACGTCTCGCCATCGATGACGCAGACCAAGACCTTCTCGGCGGACAGGATCAAGGAGCCGATTGAGACCAGCCCGGTGCTCCGTAACTTCACGACCTCGATGCTGTCGTCGAACGTGCTGGAAAAACAGTTCATCAACCGCTCCAAGATTACGATGCGGTACGCATTCCTGAACGCAGACCGATGCCGTGGTATCCCGGCGTACTGTCTTCTCATGGACGAGTTCCAGGACATCCTGTCGGACAACATTCCTGTGATCGAGCAGTGCCTGTCCCACTCTCCTGAAAAATGGAAGCGGTACGTCTACGCCGGGACACCAAAGAGTCTGGACAACAACCTTGAGTACTACAGAGACAGGCTGTCGACACAGGGTGAGTGGGTGGTGCCATGCGATAGGCACTTGCCACGGTACTGGAACGTGCTGGGTGAAAAGAACATAGGGCTCAAAGGCCTGTCGTGCGATAAATGCGGTGAAGTCATCAACGCGATGCATCCAGACGCCCAGTGGGCCAACATGGTGAAGGATGCGCCGTTCGAGAGTTACCGCATCCCGCAGTTGATGGTCCCGTGGAAGAACTGGGCCGAGATACTGCTGGACTATAAACGCTACCCTCGTGACAAGTTTTACAACGAGGTGTTGGGGATCTCATACGACTCCGGCCTGCGGCCACTGTCGACCAACAACATCAAGGAGGTGTGCAACCCTGACCTCCACATGGTCGACTACCTTAACTACAGGGAGTTGTCGTATTCCCAGCCTATATTTGCGGGCATCGATTGGGGTTGCCACGACGAAGAGACGCGAATCCTGACGACCGAAGGTTTCAAGCACTTCAGGGACCTGAAGGACACCGATCAGGTGGCGCAATGGGAGCCAGACACGCGGACCATGGCGTTCGTGACGCCCAAGGTGCGGACCGTTCGGGACTGGAAGAAGCCGCTCCTGCACTTCGAGACCAAGGGCGGCATGGACTTGATGGTCACCGACACTCACCGCATGCGTGTCGGTGCTCAGCAAGGTGCCAACTGGATTACGGAGTCTGCTGGAGAGACGGCTCGACGCGGAGGCAACGTCAAGTTTGTCGGCTACGTGAACTGGGGCGGCGTTGAGCACGACTACTACACGCTGCCCGGATTACCTGTGAGTCACGGCTATCAAGGCAGCGCCCCACGAACCCTCAAGATGGATGACTGGCTCGAGCTCTTGGGCTATCTGTTGTCTGAGGGTGGGCTGTGTTTGAGGCCCCTGGAAGATGGTTCCCTGCGCCCATATTGCATTAAGATGTCGCAACGCGAGACTGTGAACGCAGACTCTGCCAAGAAGATGGCGGAGTGCATGGATCGACTTCAGATCCCCTATTCCACGTTCCCCAACCCAAAGACTGGTGACACCAACTGGACCATCTGTGGCAAGCAGTATTGGTCGTGGTTCGAGAAGAACGTGGGACTGACTGGCGATGTGAAGAGGATCCCCCGAGAGTTCCTGGAGCTCGATCGGCGGCAGCTGCAGATTCTGCTCGACGCCATGATGCTCGGTGACGGCAGCTACGACGAGCGCGAAGGTTGCACGGGCGGGGCGTATTACTCCACGTCCAAAGGACTGTGTGAAGACTTCCAAGAGGTCTGCATTCGGCTTGGCCTGCGCTGCATCGTGAGGCTCCACAAGCCTGCGGAAGGGAATCGAAAAGCTCGCTGGAGAGCCATCTGGTCAGAGGGGCGAGACTTCCAGTTGAACACGCCCAGCTCACGCGTGAAGGAAGTCCCGTACGACGGCAAGGTGTACTGCTGTGCCGTGCCGTCAGGCTACATCGTAACCGAGCGTAACGGCTGTATCTCGTACCAGGGCAACACTGGAGAGAACTCCTTCACTGTCATCACTCTCGCGACATACGTGGGTAACAAGTTTCGTGTGTTCTATGCACATAGGTTTGAGGGCGAGGAGGTCGATCCTCCGGTGCAGTTGGAGAAGATCTGCGAGCTCATCGAGTACTTCAACGTGCGGCTGGTGGGCGTCGACTATGGCGGAGGCTTTGACCGCAACGATCACTTGATACGTAAGTTCGGACCCCAGCGCATCTGGAAGTATCAGTACATGGCCAGAGCCAGGTTGAAAGTGGAATGGGACACCAAGCTTGGTCGTTTCAAAGTTCACCGCACCGAGGTGATGAGCGATATCTTCAACGCCATAAAGCGAATCAACCAGTGTGAGTTCCCGAGGTTTGAGGAGTTTGCGGAGCCGTTTGCACAGGACTTCCTCAACATCTTCAGTGAGTACAACGAGCAACTGAGGATGATTCAGTACAAGCACGGCCGTGATAAGCCGGATGACTCGATGCACTCGTTCTTATATGCGTGGCTTGTGTCGATGCTCATGTTCCCGCGTCGAGACATCATTCTTCCTCGTCAAGAGAAGAAGGGGGTGATGCAGCCCATGTACTCCGGTCCCATAATGCAGGGCTAGCGTTTGCGAGAAAGCTTGGCTGCTTTTTCCAAGATGGTTTCATGGACGTCGCCCTTGGCCTCAGGGAATGCCTTGAGGGCCAGCACCTTGTCGTTGTTGCGCTTCGCGTAGTTGTAGCTGGTGGCCACCAGGTTGTTGCGAGCTCTCTGCAGGCACTCGTACGCCAGCCGTAGTGCGTTGTCGTATTTGAGAGCTTCACGTGGAGCTTCCCTCATGATCTTGTTGCTGAGCTCCACATAAGGGGCCCACGGCTCTTCTCTGGCGGGCGTGTACATCGCGACGGCCTCCAGATACTCCTCCCCCATCGCGTTGAAGATGCTGGCCCACTCCGAGACCCTGTGGGTTTCGGTCATGATGCCCGGCAGGAGGAGCGCGTCCTCTACCCTTCCGTGTAGGGCCAGGACGTCTATGTCCTCGAGGGAGATCAGGTCTGAGCCCAGCCCGAAGACCTCCATCAGTTGCTTGACCACCCTTTCGGAGCGTCTGGCCGAGAGCTCGGCCCTCTTGGACATCATCGCGATGTCTGGCAGCGATAGG